ATTCCTGTCGGTCCATCAGTTCCTTGATCTTCAAAACCTTCCAGGTCTAAGTTTACGTGACACTCTAACAAAGTATAAACTGGTTCGTTTTTACCAGATTTTTTAGTGCCATCTAATTCACGTTCTTTTTTTTCTAATTCATTTCTTTCAACATTACTTGGTGGGCCAAGTTCTACATCTCTATAAAAACCAGATACTTGTTGTTTTCGTAATTCGTTTTCAGACATTTTTATCGTATGAATAATCGCTTCCGCATCATCTAATGAGGTAGCTGTGTACGGAACGATTAATTCATCTGCTGGTACAAACTTTGATACGACTCTAGCCATCGGCACATCGTAGTATACTTTTTTAAAAGTTGATCCAGCTAATGGAAGATGAAATAACATTGAGTCAAATTCTGATTCGTATTCTTTCATCTGATCCATAATTAAATAATTCATGTAGTCTTTCACACGCTCAGACTGTTGTTCTGTTCCAGGATTTTTAACACCTATGATTTGTGTTCTAACTGGTCCATCTGCAGGTAGTAATTCTTTGTAAGCTTGTGCTTGAAACTGTGTGACTGCTTCTGCAAGAACTGGGTGTGTTGCACCTGAAGCTCCTTGAAATGGTTCAGTTCTGTTTTCGTATTTAAATCCTAACAAATCTAAACCAGTTGTGTAAGCTTGCTCCCAATCTTTTCTAGAAGATTTGTAGTCCATATAATTTTGAACCATCTCACTTCCAATCGGTTCTAAATTTTCTTCTGGTAAAATATCTGCTAAGTTATCAAAGTGTGATTCTGTACCCGGTATGTTTATAGCTCCCGGTTCAAAGTCAATCGTTGCACCACCATCCTCTTCTGGTACTACTTCGACTGGTCCTTTTTGTTCTGCTTCTTCTTCCTGAACACTAACTTCTTCTGCCATCTCTTCTTCTGAAGGAATGTCAAGTTTCGTACGAGTGTTAGGGAGTCCTTTGTCTATTTCTGCCATTTATTACTCCTATATCTTCTTAACACGATTTAATAGACCTTGCAACCCTTGTGAGTTTGGTCCTGATACTGGTGGTGCACCTGATCTATCACCTGCTTGTTTTAATAAACCACCACCTGCTTTGTTTTTTCGTTTTTGATAATCAAAGAAAGGCCCTGTCTTAGTTTTAAAATTAGATTTTGTAATAGCATCATAAAAATCTAACTGACTTGGCTCTTCAAAAACCCTTACATTGTAAGGATAGTTTTTTCTTTCTTTAGCAATTTTTGCATTTAATGTATCTATGATTGCATCTTTTTTGTCTAAGAAATCTTCATCAAGTGTTTTCTTAATTAGTTTATCTAATTCTGTAGTTGTATCTTTTGGTGTCTTTTTTACACCTTCCTCTATCAAAGACAACACACCTTTTCTTGTGCCAAACTTAAAACCTGCACGGCCGCCTTTTGCTTTTTCATCTCTAAAATTTTCAGCAAAGTTAAGTGTTCTTAAATAATTCATATAATCATTAAGACCTTTTTCTTCACTATATTTACCTGTCTCATCAAATCCAAATCGAGGATCTTCTCTACCTAGTAACGTAAAAAGATTGTTTAAAGCCAAAGGTGTATAACCTGTTCCAAAAAAATCTCCTGTTGCTTGTAATTGTTCTTTTGCATACTCTGGAGTTACAGGTAATTCACTCATTCTTTTTTTTATTTGCACATCCTCTAAACCTGTTCCAGGTGCAAACAATATATTAGAAGCTCTATCTGCGTCTGCTTTTTCAACAGCAGACTTGTATGCGTCCATGGTTAATTGATCTTTGATGTTTAAATCAAGTGGACTTCCAGTTAACAATTTTTCATCTCTACTTACTTTTCCTAATTTTGAACGTGGGTCGTCATATAGTCCTTCGAGTTCTTGTCTTCTTTTTAAAATTCTATTATCTAAATCTTGCGTATCTCCAACATAACCAAAAGAACCATCTGATATTGCATCTGTTTGTTTTTTCTGTTCTTGCAAATTAAACATTTCTTGTCGTAGTTGATTTTTTCTATTTAAAGAATCTTGCATATTAAAAACATCTTGTACTTGTCCTTTTTGTGATTCTGGTGCTGCTGCAAGTATCTCATCTCTTCTACCTTCTTCGTAGGTTTTTGCTAAACCCATTGCTTGAAATGGTATTGCAAGATAAGAACTTCTTAAACTTTGTGCAAGACTGTCTCCTTCACTAGCCATCTTGTCAGCTATCAATGCTCCTTCAAAAAGTGCTTCAGGTATAACACCAAACTTCATTATGTTACTTGCACCTATAGCTCTTACACCTGCTACAAGTTTATCAAAATTTTTAAGTTGTGCTGGAGTTGAATTTTGCATTCCTGTTCTAACTTTTTCAAGTCCTTTAGAAGGACAAACATCTGGTCCATCTTTGTATCCTATTCTTCCACCACTAGCTGCTGGCACTTTATTTGGACAACCTATTTTAGCTAAAAGATTTTTTAAATTTCCATATTGTTTTTTAATTGCTATGTTTCCTTCCGTTGTTTTATCTATCTCTTTAAAATATTGTGCAAATCTTTCTTCTCTTGTTGTTGCAGGTGAAATATTTTTTGAGGTAAGTTGTCCGTCTTGTAAAGAGTAAACTTTATCTTTAATTCCAAAATCTTTGTATGCGTCAGCTGTTAATTTATTTAAACTACTTAAATTATCTTTTACATTTACACCTGCAGTAATATCTCTGATTAAAGCGTTTCTATTTTGTTCAAAACCACCAAATCCTAAAGCTGTGTTTTGTTTAATAGTTGTTCCAATTAAATCGTCTACAGCTCTTTGCATAATTTCTTTGTTTCCTGTAGCAGCCGCTGCAGATATTCCTTGTCCATGTTCTAATGTATATCTAAGTTCTGTAGGTAATTCCTTTACATTAAAGAGTTTAGCTAAAGCTCTTTTTTCTTTTTTCATTGAATTTTGAATATAGTTAGGTTTTAAACCTAAAGTTTTTTCTATGAGTGCAGCGCTTTTTTTCCATTGCTCACTTCTATTAACTTTTGTTATGTAAGTATTATAAGATTTACTAAAATTATCATCGATACTATTAAATAATAAATTTTTACTAGAACCTACTAATTGTGCATCAGGAGATAAAATATATATTACATCTCTATCTACAATATCTTTGTACGCTTTTATAGTTTGTCCTCCAGGAGAATTATAGAGACCTCTTTTGTCTTTGCTAATAAAATTAAAATAATCTAAAAGTTTATCTTTAAACCCAGGAATTGTGTTTATTTTATTTTCATAAAATAATCTTCTCCATTGTGAAACTTTGTCTGATCTTTCTTTTAATGTATAAAATGTTGTGTTGCCATAGTTAAAAGCACTTCCGCCTGCTCTTTCAGTCATAGGAACTGTAACACTAGGAAGCCCAAAACTAGTAGATAAGTTTTTTTTAAAACCAGTATCTATTTTTAAATTTTTAATATTTTTTTGCCAATCCTTTTTAAGATCGGCTGTCATCTTGTCAAAATCTCGAACACCATATTTTTCAAGATTATTATCTAACCAATTTTTAGTCCAATTATCTATGTACGATCTTGTTTTTGCAGTAGCTTTAGATTGTTTTTTTGAAGCTATTTCTTGAGACCTAGATGCTATATTTGCAACTCTTCTTAAAAATTCTGATTTAGTTTCACCTTTTTTCTGAATGTAATTTTGTTTATCTCTTCCTGCAGTTTTTTCCCATCGTTTTAGTTTTGTATCATATCTTAAAGATTGACTTTCATTTTCATATCTATATGTTTCTTTTAAATTTTTAATTGTTTGATTATCTATAGTCCCTACTCTAACTTTAGACTTAATTTTCATTTTAAGATCATCGGATGGAACACTTAATCCTACTTCTTTTCTGGTTTTTAAATAATTGTTAAAAATGTTTTGTTCTCTTTTTGTAAGAGATTTTTGTTTAGCATACCCAGGTCTAGATCCATCAGCACTTGGTTGCACTAACATACCACCGCCTGCTTTGTTAAGTCTCTTGTTAGCATCTTCAAACATCTCTCTGTCTAATGCTTGTTGTGGTCTGTCTATCTTGTCTGCTGTCGTGACCTCTCCGTCGAAGAGATCCATCAACTCTATAATTTTATCCTGTAAGTCTTCCATTACTCACCTAACATTCTAGCGATACCGCCTGATGCAAGATCAGGTGGATCAAGATCTACAAGATCATTTTCTATAAACTCACCTTGTCTTTCGATAACGGCATCCATTTCAGCTTCTCCACCTTCTGTTATTCTTCTAGCTTTATCTTTTCTTCTTTTAATTTGCATCATTTCTTTAATTGTAGGTTTTTGACCTGTTGCGTATTGTTTTAATTTTGAAACATCAGATGTTAAATCACTAATACTTGAACCACCAAGTTCATCTATTTCTATAGAATAATCATCAGGGCCGTCGGCTCTTCCAACTGGACCTGACTCTGCTACATCAAACTCTGCTGATGGTCTTGGATCTCCTTCATCAGGATTAGGTTTTTTGTATCGTAATGAAACTGGATCTCCGTACATGCTATCTGGACTTTCATATTCAACTCTAACGGCACCTTCGTCAAGATCTTGATATACTGTTACATTTGTATCTTCATCTAATTTTTTCATATGTACAATTTCTCTGTCTTTAGTTGCAAATCTTTTACTTACATCATCACCTTCAAGAATTACTTTGTTAACTAACTGATCAAACCATTCTGGTTTACCAGGTACATTATCTGTTTTGATGATTGGAACTTTAGTTACTGTCTTACCAATTTTTAGTGGTTTAAAAATTTTACCAACAATAGGTATTGATGCTGCACCTGCTAAAAATTTTAAAAACGTTCGTCTTGACATTCCTGACCCTTCTTTTAAACCAAGACGCATGATACCACCATCTGCATTTGGTTTACGGATCATGTCATCTGTAACTTCTAGATCTCTTAATTTTTTCATCTCTTCTGATCTTTTCATCATCTCAATTTTACCTTGGTAGTCTCTACCACTGCCTAGTCTAATTAGTTCTCCAATCAAACCTTCTGAGCCATCACTACCTCTGATAAAATCTTCTATCTGAGCATCATCCATGTGTGGTAAGAATTTTTGTAAATACATTTTCAAACCTTCTTTGTCTCTCTTTCTGTACATGTCGACAACTTCTAACAGACCCACATACATTTCAGGATCTCTTGATTTCATTTCTTCAAATCCTTCTTTACCAAATACTTTTTGTAAAAATCTTTTACCTGTACCACTTCTTAAACCAACACGTCCACCTGTTGCTAAATCTTCTGGTGGATCAAATTTCTTTTTAGTCAAAGCTTGATAAGCTTCATCATAAAGTTTTAATCTTTCTTTTGTTGGCATGTCATCATAAACTAATCCCATACGCTCTGCTAAATCTTCTGCAACTATATCTGCATCAACTTTTCTATCACCAGAAAGAGATGGTGATTGATTGTCGATTGCCTCCGCCAACATTTTTTGTCTTTGTTTTATTTTATTAACAGTTTTCTTGTTCTCTGCTATCATCATATCTCGTAATGATTCTTCTGAGGATTGCACTGGCGCTGCAATATCTTCATCACCACCTCTGCTTCCTGGTGGTGGTAGATCATCATCAACTGCTTTACCACCCATAATCTTAGATCCTGGTGGTATTTCTTTACCTTCAAGATCAAATACTTTTGCGGACTCTGTATTTCTAATTCCTGTATTTTGTATATCTCTTACTCGAGCGTTTTCAATCTGTTGCAATATCATTTTTAATTCGTCTTCACTTTTGATAATTCTTGGATCAATGCCATTACGAATCAATAGGTCAGCCATGATATTTTCAGCTAGTGTAACTCTTTGTGGATCTTTTAATGTGATCATGATGCCATCATCTGCACGGCCAGCCATTTGTTTAGCTACAAAGTTTCTGATAATTTTATTTATCATTAATAATAATTCCTTTTAGTTTTCTCGACTTGTTCGTCGATATAATCTTCAGGGTGTTGTATTAACCCACCTTGTCTGAATCGCATGATGGCTTGTGTGGTTGAGTCCACTAAATCATCATGGTCGCCGTAGGGAAATGCTGCGCATTCTTCCATGACATCGTCTGCGAATTTCTGCTCCGGACACCATATCATACCAGATTCAAACAAAGGTGCAACAGAATTCACACGAGCGTGCTTGTCGTTTCCTTTGCTTGGTGTGAAGTTTACAACCGGTATATCCATGTTTCTTAGTTCGTATGTCAATGGTAAACCAGATGCTTTTGCTTCAATAATCACAGATTCAGGTTGCCAATATTTATATTGCTCTAGTGCAAGTCTTCGAAGTTCAGGAAACTCATAACGTCCTTTGACTGCATCAAGTA